GGAGTTATTGTAATGAATGATGGTGGATTGAGTCCATCTCCAGTTGCAGAGGCAGGTTTTGAAACTGGATTAACTCCTGGAGCAAAATGGGGTCCATACAAGACAATGACTTACACTGAAGTCACTGCTACTGGAGGAGCAGGAACAGGGGCAGAATTTACAGTAGAAACTAGTGGGTATGTTCCAACATTTACGATAACTACTGCTGGGGCATCATATGTTGCTGGAAATGTTCTAACTATCACTGATGGAAATCCTCTAACTAGCTATACAGTAAAAGTCACTGGAGTAAATGGCGGAGGAGGAATAACATCAGTTCAATGGTTGAGTGGATATGCTACACCAGAATACACCGTGCAATTAAGTAATTGGAGAAGCTTTATATTCATCCCCAATGAAATCGCTCCAACTATATACCCTTCTAATAACACTAATTGGTTCTACAGTGTAGTCAATCAAGTTGATATTATGACTAATGTAGGTGGAGAATGGAAAGGTTACGGAAATGTATCATATGCCACTAACGGATTACCACAGGCTGTTGGAACACCTAGCACTGATCCTAACGGTCCAATAATATCAGCATCAGCTCCAACATCACAAAGTGATGGCACAGCGTTGGTATATGGAGATCTATGGATCAACTCTAGTGCAGAAGCATTAGAAAATTATCCAGCGATCAGTCGTTGGCAAGAAGTAGATGGACAGGATCAATGGGTTGCTATTGATAATACAGATCAAACTACTGAAAACGGTATTGTATTCGCCGATGCTCGCTGGGCTTCAAATGGTTCAACAGATCCAATTGACGATCCATTACCAACTATTGTAAGTTTATTGACCAGCAATTATTTGGATTTGGATGCACCAGATGCCACATTATATCCACAGGGTACTCTGCTATTCAATACTCGCAGAAGTGGATACAATGTCAAGCAGTTCCGTCTGAACTATTTCAATAGCACTAATTTCCCAAATGATATTCTGCCAGCAGAAACAAGCACATGGGTAAGTGTAAGCGGATTGCAGTCAAATGGTGCACCATACATGGGCAGAAAAGCACAGAGAAATATGGTTGTTCAATCATTACGCAGTGCAATTGGAACTAACACTCAAATTCGTGAAGAAGAAACTTTCTTCAATTTGATCGCATGCCCAAATTACCCAGAACTACAATCAGATATGATTGTTCTGAACAATGATCGTAGTCAGACAAGCTACATCATTGGAGATACACCAATGAGATTGCCTGATACTGGCACAGCAATAGTTGATTGGGCCACAAATCAAGCTGGAGCAACAAGTACTGGTGAAGATGGATTGGTAACTCGTAATACATACATGGGTATCTACTATCCAAGTGGTATCACCGCTGATCTAACAGGAACACAGGTTGTTGTTCCTCCAAGTCATATGATATTACGAACAATGATTTACAACGACACTGTTGCTTATCCATGGTTTGCTCCAGCTGGTCAGCGTAGAGGAATTATTGATAATGCTGATAACATTGGTTATATCAATAGCCAGACTGGTGAATTTGTTGCGACAAAGAACAGAATAGGAATGCGTAATGTTCAATATAGCAACTTTATCAATCCTATCGCGTTCTTCACTAATGTTGGATTGCTAAACTATGGCAACAAAAATAGTTTTGATAGTCAAAGTGCTCTAGACAGAACTAATGTTGCTCGTCTGGTTGCTTATCTGCGATATCAATTACAATCTGCATTGCGCCCATTCATATTTGAACCCAATGACACCATAACTCGCGCCGAAGCTACTGGAGTAGTACAAACTCTATTGGCTGATGTATTGAGCAAGCGTGGAATCTATGATTATGTAGTAGTTTGTGATGAAACTAACAACACTCCAGAAAGAATAGATAGAAACGAATTATGGGTTGATATAGCGATTGAGCCAGTTAAAGCAGTTGAATTCATTTACATTCCAGTAAGAATTCTAAACACTGGTGAGATAAGTGGTATAGGTACATCTAATGTAGCATAAAGTCATTGCCGGAATTGATTTTCCGGCAATGATAAATAATATTAAGGAGAAATAATATGGCTTTCAGTTCAATCGCAAGAATGACAGTGCCAACAAGCAGTGATGGTACAGGAGACGCACAAGGTCTTTTGATGCCCAAACTTCAGTATCGCTTTAGAGTTCTATTTGAAAACTTTGGAGTAAGTAAGCCTACCACAGAGCTTACAAAACAAGTTATTGACTTAAACAGACCTCAAGTTGATTTTGGTGAAATAGCACTAGAAGTGTATAACAGCAGAGTATATTTGGCAGGAAAACCAACATGGAATGAGATTACGGTCAATGTTCGTGATGATGTTGTTGGAGAGGTAGCCAAATTAGTAGGCGAGCAGGTTCAAAAGCAATTTGACTTTCAAGAACAAGCAAGTGCTGCTGCTGGAAATAACTACAAATTCAAAACCGTTATTCAAATTCTAGACGGTGCTCGCGGAGTGGCAACACCAAATATTCTAGAAGCATGGGAATTATATGGTTGCTATCTAAAGACAGCCAACTATCAATCTCTTAACTATGGAACTAGCGAGCCAGTTACCATTGCGCTAACAATACGCTATGATAATGCCACACAAACACCTCTGGATGGAGAAGGTCCTGCTTATGGAGTTGGTGTTGCAGTTGGACGAAATATTGGAACTAATGTAAGTGGCATAGGAAACTTCTAACACATGTCTGGATTTTTTCAGCAGTTCCTCAAGGGAGCCGGGGATGGATTCTTCGGCTCTCCTTATTTGCGTGATTATAGACACGCTAGCAATATATTTGTTCGTGATGCATTTGGAAATGCTCCTAAATTCAAATGGCTATTTCATGTCTATTTTGATATCAATAAATATGCCGTGTCTAATAATATAGGTGCTGAATTTGGTGAGCAACAATTAACTTCTGTTTTTCCTGTTGATTTCAATCCTGGTATACTAGTCAAGAGTATTGATTTACCAAAATATACTCTTGGTATACAGGAACTTAATCAATATAATAGAAAGCGTTTTGTTTACACGAAAATTTCATATGATCCTGTAAGAATAGTATTTCATGATGATAATAATAATCAGATAAGACATTTGTGGCAATCATATTATGGATATTATTTCAATGATCCATCACAGCCATACAATCAAGGTAGTAGATATTCACGAGATGATGATATAAAAGCAACCAGTGAATTGAATATAAAAAACACATACGATCCAAGTTATCAAAATAAAGATTGGGGATATTCTGCTGAAATGACTAGAGCTAATACTAGTTTGGGTTCGGTTGCTAATTATAAGATTCCTTTCTTCAAGTCAATAAAGATATATGGCTTTAATCAACATAATTTTGCGTTATATGTTCTAATTAATCCTATAATTAATTCATTCAGTCATGATGGATATAGTTATTCTGAAAATAATACTATGGAAAATAGTATGAGCATAAATTATGAGAGCGTAAAATACTATGATGGAGCATTGAATGGGCAAGATCCTGGAAGTATCGTACATGGATTCGGAGAAGACAATGTTTATGATAGAACATTGAGTCCAATCGCCAGACCAGGATCTAATAGAACTATATTAGGTCAAGGCGGTCTTGCCGATGCTGGAGTTGGGGTATTAGAAAATCTTCAGCGAGGTAACATAGCAGGAGCAGTTCAAATAGCTGGTAGAACGGCCAGAACATTTAGAAATAGCAACGATGTTGTAAGAGCGGCCAGATCAGAAGCTATTAGCGGAGTTATAGGAGCCGCAAGTAATCCAGCAACTGCAAGATCTATTTTCAATTTTCCAGCAGCAGGGGCAACTACTGGAGTTGGATCACAACAAGTGAATGCTACTAACGCAAACAGAACTACACCAGCACCTATAGAAAGAAGAACATGAGCGAAGATATTACCGTAAGAGTATTTAACGAATTCTATAATTTGGATCTTGTTGTAAATGCCATGGAATATGATACGGTATACGCATATTTCAGCAATTATACATCAAGTGATAATGTTGCTGCTGTTTTTACTGAAACACTTTTCAGAATTAGCAATGTAACAGAACAGAGTCCATTAGATTTACTGCAAACATTTCAACAGAATCCAGATAGTATGAATATAGCATTGACTATGGCATACTATCTTAATACCATCAGTTCAAATAAAACGGTGCTATACGGAGTTAATAATTTACTGGCTCCAAATGAAGCTGTTCAGAGAAATATTGTTCAATAATCATGGGAAAGTTTGCACAGGGTCAGTTCGTTCCTAAAAATCCTGCAAAATATGTAGGCATCAACAAACCAAGATATCGTAGTAGTTGGGAGCTTGCATTTATGATAGCACTTGATAGCAATAAGAAAGTGGTCAAGTGGGCAAGTGAAAGCATACAAATACCCTATAGAAACCCACTAACTGGTAAAAACACAATTTATGTGCCTGACTTTTTGGTAGTGTATGAGCGTGCTGGAAATCTAATAACAGAGTTGGTTGAAATAAAGCCTAAAAAGCAAACTTTAATGGAAGAGAAAGTAAGAAACGCTCGTGATCGTGCTGCAATAGCAGTCAATCAGGCCAAATGGAAACAAGCTAATCTATGGTGCAAGAAGTATGGAATTACCTTCCGAGTATTGACCGAAGATCAGTTGTTCTATAATGGTCGCAGCTAAATAGTATACTATCATGCGTAAATTAGAAGAAATTTTTGATATGGACGAGGATCCAATTGAACCCTCGGAGCAAATTCAGCAAGCAGACAATGCTGCTGATACTGATATTATCAGTGTTGAAACATTGGAAACAATAGAAAAAGTTGAGCAAGCATTACCTCAAGTCAAGGGATTAGAATCCAGTGATCAGGAGATGGACGAGTTAAGTAGCATGGCCAAAGAGGCATTCAATAATCTAATGGATTTAGGAATGCAAGTTGAAGCAAGATTTAGCAGTGAAATATTCAATAGTGCTGCTACAATGTTAGGTCATGCTATTACTGCCAAGACCGCAAAAGTCAGTAAGAAACTAAAAATGATTGACTTGCAATTAAAGAAAGCTGATCTCCAAAGAAAGATTGATGCTGGAGACAACAAACCAAAAGAAATTTCTCTTGGATCTGCACAATCAATAGACAGAAATGAGCTATTGAAGGCAATAATCAATAAGGCAGCGCAAAATAAAAAGCACGAAGGATAAATAGTACATAATGTATAGGACTATGCAATGAAATCGTTCAAACACTACTTAATGGAATCTGTTAGAACCTACAACTACAAGATCAAGATTGCTGGAGATCCTGGTAAAAACTGGATTGATATGTTTTGTCACAATCTACAGAAATTTGATCCTCTTAAAGTTGGAGAACCAAAGTCAACACCAATTCAAAAAGATCCATATGGATTTCCAGGACTGAAAAATCAAGCAGTGACCATTATTGAGGTAGAGTTCAAATATCCTTGCACCGAGCCAATGGTCAAGCAATTAGCTAGATTGCTAAACTATGATGAGAATTGTGTTCGCATGGTGCAGCGTGATTTTGATGAGAGCATAAATCAAGAAGCAGACAAGTATGCTAATCAAATGGAAAACTCACCAGTATTGGAGCAGGAAGAATTGCCAAATAACGGTAAAGAAGCCAGCAAAGAATATGGTGAGCAGTATATGAGCAGAATTCGCAAAGCATACGAAGAAGACAAGATTGAAATGCCATATGCTGGACAAAAGACAAAGCCAGCAGTAGATACAAGAAAGATTCCGGGTAATACAAAGAGTCCAATGACTCAAATTCAAAGACCGCCTAAACCAGAAACTGGGGCAAGTAGCGGCGCAAAATTCAGATAATTAGGAATAAACAAAATGGATCTAAAATCACTAATGTCCACAATCAAGCAATTATCAGAGGCTGCCGACTACGAAGCTTCTATATCAAAGCGCGAGAAATCTGCCGACTTTAGCACAAAGCCACACGAAAAGCGTGGTACTAAAGTAAGCGGTAAGCGTTATGGTGCTCAAGCAGACGATGAAGATGACGAAGACGATGATGGCAAAAAGAAAGCTGAAAAGAAATCAGAAGAGCCAAAAGTAAAGCGTGGTCGCGGCCGCCCAAAGAAACATAGCGATACAGAAACAGGTGAAGTTCCTAAATATGGTTTTGCTAAAGAACTACAAAGCTTCATGGTTGGTAATCTACCAGGAGGAAAGTTACCAGGCAAGCCAGGCAAGAAACATAAACTCAGCGATGAGGAGCCAAAGAAATCTAAATCAAAGCTGAAAGATTGGATGGAGCATGTTGAAGATAACATGCTGGCTGAAGCTGATCTAAATGTCAACATTGTAAAGTCAAAGCCAACACAGCCAACTTCAACACTGACCGTTAATAATGAGCCTGTAATAACATCTACTTCTAACGATCCCAGAGCACAACAAACTTTAAAAAGTTTGCAAGATGCAATGAAATCTGGTGAATTACAAATCAATCCAGATGCATTGAGCGAAGAAGAGTTAGAAGAAGTAGCAGCACCAGGACAAGAACAATGGATCAAAAAGAATAAGCAACGCTTCATTGATCAATACGGTAAGAAGAAAGGTATGAGAGTTCTATACGCTACTGCATGGAAGCGTAGCAAATCAATGAAGGAAAGCGTAGAGCCTGTTATGGAAGGCTATACACTAGAGGATATTCTAGAAAGTTTCCCACACGAGCACAAGCAGTGTCAAGAGGGTTGGGGCATGGAAGAAGGTCTGTATGAGGCACTATGCGAATACTATTTCAAACAGGGTCGTATTCCCAGAAAAGTATGGCACGGCCCTCTAGATGAACTGCGTCGTCATGTTGAAGAATGCTACATGGAAGACACTGGCAGTGCTCGTGAAGTATTAGAAGCAGGATTTCAAACAGCAAATCCTGGTGACGCACACATGAGTCCATTGGCTAACGAAGATGAGCAACTTGACGAAATGTTACCTGCACTAGCTGGGGCTGCTGCTCGTGGTCTAGCTTTTGGTGCTGGTAGCGCATTAGCAGACAAGATGGTTGACGAAGATGAAGGCTTTGCTGGTCCTGATCTCATGGACGAAGATTTAGATAGTGATCTTGATGTTCTAGATAGTGGTGGAGAAATTGATTCAACCCCAGAACTAGAAGATGAGCTATATCTAGATGAT